TTTCCGCGAATTGTTTTGAGTAATTTATCCTTTACAATTCTTTCACTAGCAAGAAAAGACACGGAACCATTATTTATTTGCGCGAAAAAGTTAGAATGAATAAGGTCATCATTTGATGAGCCAGCTTTAATATCGTATATAATAGCGTTTAACTCTGGCATCGGTTCATCCATTTCTTTTTTCTTATCTGGCGGTAAATGGTTTTCATCATTAAAAGTAAAATAGGCTGGAAATTTTTCCCCAGTATTTTTATCAAATGATGGAAGAACCATGGCGTCAAGTAATCCAATACCAGGGCCATTACCGTCAATGACTATTTCTCGTGGATTATATAATTGTATTAGTTTTTTCAAACGTGGCGCCTGTTCAGTAATGTAATTGGCGCCATGAATAACTTCTGTATAGACAATATTCTTTTTAAAACCGTGCGAATTTGGTAATACTTTTGCTACCATAATCGCAGTATTAGCAGAATATCTGGCTACGTCTACCCCAATCATATAAAATGTATTTGGGTTTGTAGGATTTTCTTGTGCTTTACGCTCACATTTTAATAAAGTTCTGCGCTTGCTTAATCGTTTAGAATCAAGCCACGCTTCTTTACTATTACCAGTCCAAATTGATAAAGATTCACGCGCAAATGAATCTTCATTCATTGTATTGGAGTAGCGCTGGTCCATTAATGTTGCTTTATCAATTAAACCATAATGTAAAGGCACTTCGTATGAAAGACCCCAAACAAAATATTCGTTTGGTCGCAAAACAGCATTTACAGCGCACTCAATAAGTTTACTATACATAAATACAGTTTTTTCTCTAGCCGTTGTTCCTATATGTTCACATGAGGTCGCTAATCTCATGCCGGAATTGTGTCCAGCTATATGTCACCATATAGAGCAGACTATATCACCACCCCGTAGGGTGCCTCCCGCTTCCACTCGCTTGAGTGTACTCCTTCTCAGGATAGTCGTTGAACCTTCCCTTATTGGGCTTGGCTGCTGATTGTCTCGTTATAGAGAGTTTCCAGCAATTCAGGAGGTTTCCTATTATATTTTTCAATATAATGGCACAATATAGTAATTTTTTCTTCAAGAGTTAGTTTTTTATATACTTCATAATAATCTAAACACGTTTCTTTTTTTCTTACATGACGAGTAATATTATCACAGAGTCCAAAATCATAAGCGATATAGTTTCTTTTGCCATTTCCATATTCATCATAAATATATACAACAAATGCCTGCTCTCTACTAATTTTTCTACAAGAATAATATTTTATAGTAGGGATTAAATTATTCTCTTTACAAAAATCAAGGTATATCTTTTCTCTAGTTAAATATCCTAATTTTTCATAATTAGTAGATAAATCAGCATGACTTAATTTATGACTAATACGGTAAATAGTAGTATTGCTAACATTAAAATATTGTCCTAATATAGTGCCCGGTCGCTTATGAAATTCTAACATTGCACAAATAATGTTTATATCGTCTTGTTTTAATTTAGACTCAAATCCATTATGTTGTTGACCACCACGATTACAATTATAACCGTTTTCATAAGTATTATATTTGGCAATATATTCTTCTTCTAATTCGTTTAATCTTTCTTGATCGCATTCTTCTTCATGCAAGATTTTAAAAATAAATGCTTCTGGGCCATATTTATCATAAGCTTTTTGTAAATAAGGATTATCATGTACTCCACGTTTTAAATCACTTTTATGTTGTTCTTGTCTACGTAAGAAGTTATTAGTTTGTCCTATATAGCTATGGCCGCTAACTTGGTTTATTATTTGATATATATATTTCATTTCTATCACCTCTACTTATAAGTATTAGCAATAGATAAAACCGACCTCTTTTTCTACTTTTATTACTAATTTTATGAAAATCTGCGCGGCAGTTGGTTCTTCTGGGTTTAGAGAGCCATCAACTTCGCGACGCGCTACGTTCATCTGAGGAAGTAATACTTCATTATAATCTTCTTCCTCAATGGTCGCACATTCCTCTAATATACCGGCGGTCGCGCGCAAACCACGGCTTGTATCTTTTGAGACAACAGTAATCATGCTACCATTGCGGAAACGCAATTCGTAGTAGTTACCGCTCTTCTTTTCACCCTGTTGACCTCCACTTTCACGTGTTTGTAATTCCTTTTGAAGCATAGGCCAATGGCGCCAAATTTCATTGAATTTAGCTTCGGCAATTTTAATTACCGTGCCTTTTACATCAGAAGAAATGAAAATGTTGGAGCCAGGTAGAAGGACCGCGCGCACAACAGAACTTAAATAAGCAGTAAAGGATTTAGAAGTAGCACGGGTGGCAGTCCAGTAATGGTAGCGATAGCGCATAGAAGCCCGAAGGGCAATACGTTGATAGAAGAATAAATGAAAATGTTTTTTATCATCTTCTGGCTGTATCGCGTCCAAAAATAAATCAGGATACAACAGCCAATAATTCAAATAAGAAGTAAAAAGTGTTTGATTATCATCAAGAAATTGTTTAGTAAGTACTACGCCTTTTTCTAGCGCAATACCATCACGGATAAACATTTCCGCCATTTAAATCACCAAGAAGAGCATCCTCATCTTCATACTGGATATTTGCGGTTTCATCAAATTCTACTTCTTCATTTTCAATATTCTCTAATCGTTCTGTAAGGTTGAAACGTTCGCGTTTGTCTTCAACTTGCTCTGCGAAATTACCCTCATTAACTACTAGACGGCGCAAATAGTTTTGAATATTTTGCATACAGAAATCAACATCATCTTTTGGTTCTGTGTGCCATTTGGGGTGCCAACCCTTTTTGCCGTAGTATACCATGAGTTCACCTACCGATTCAAAGTCTGCGGCATTTTTGGCATTGGAAGCTTCAAATTTTGCTATTTTAATTATGTTGTCGCGGGCGTCCATATCCTTCTTTATATCTAGGCCTTCGCGCAAACCTTTTTTAATGCGCAATTCAATTTCGCAAAGGTCGCGGGCGTAGTGTTGAAGGATAGGAGTGGAAACATTTTGGGTCGCGATTATTTGGTTATAGTATTCTTCAAGAAAGAGTAATTCATCGGGTGTGTAGGCGGGAGACCAAGTTTTTTTGAGTTTGCGCATCTTAGCTTCACTTAATTCCTTGATTTCTTCGTCTATTGTTTGTTCTTCGCGCGCAATACGCCATCGTTCATTTTCATCGGCCCAAGATACGGAGTTGTATCTTTCATCTAAAAGCGTGTTAAAGTAAGCGGAAAGCGTGCGATCACCATGTATCTTATAAAGCGATGCCCATTTATCCATATCAAATGGTAAGTCTAGGTACTGACAAAGTTTATCAACTTCATTAAAGTTGTCTTGCCGCACCATTTTTTCAAGGCAGGAAGTACAAATCATGGAATGATGCCCGGGGAAGAAAGGTGATTCTGTGCGGGCAAATTCATATGATGGTTTTTCTTGCTTACATTTTAGGCAGCGCCGAGTCTTTATTGCGTCTGTCATATTGTGACTGACCTCCTTTTGCTATGCGTTTTTTGCGTTCACATTCTTTACAGTTGGAGGCGAATTTGTCTTTGCGGCTGTTATTGGTAGCGAAAAAATAGTTGTTGCGCGGCAACCATTGTTTACAAGTGAAGCATTGTTTGCGTTCAGATTGCGGTGTGGTGAGAAGCATACGATGCTTGGTTGCGGCGGCTGCCATCTTCTCGGGGATTTCTTTGGAGAGGATGGTGCAGAGATGGTTTTCGTTATATTTTAGACCAAATTTTTCTTGTAGTTCAGCCACGATGGAAGGGTAGGGGGCTTTGTCTATCTTGCGTGTAAGAATGTATTCGCGCACAGGTGAAAATCCTACCATATCAAAATAGCGGTCAAAATCATAAATTAGGGTGCGGCCCCAGCTATCAAGTTTTTCACCCAATTCCATGTAGATGGCGCTGTAATGGTTAATGAGGGCCCTGATGTGGGCAGGATTTTCCCAATCAAAAGTGTGGCGGCGCACCACCCATTTCACTTCTTTTTCTCCGGTTGTGGGGTTTAGGCGAGTTTCGTAGTCTTCTAGGTTGCGGGAGATGGTGTGGAGAAGAGCGTTGTTTACGCGGTCTTGCCATTGAGATAGGGGCATCCAGTAAGCGGAGTCGGTGTCCCAATCGTAGGTTTGGGCCTTGGGCGGCGTGATAGCGAGGAAGTGGAGTGTGGGCTTGTAGCTGTCTTTGAGATAGTATTGGTGACGTTTGATGTCTATGAGGGCGTGCTTAAACTGATAAAAACGATAAGAGTCAGTGAAGATTTGGGTATCTTCATCTGGTGGGATTGTGCCCTCGTTGACGGCTTTGATGTGATCTAGGCGGTCAATAGTTTCCCAGAGTTGGGTCATGCCTGGGACATCGCTATCGCCGGGGTCAATAAGGTTTCCTTCTTTATCGTATTTGGGGCGGCGAATAGTTGGTTTTTTCTTTGTATAAATGTAGCGAGATTCTAGGGTTTGGAGCGATTGTTGGTCGCCCAATGGATTATCTAGAATTTCATCTAGGGAGTGAACTTTATCTGCGGCACGCTGAAACGATTTGTAGCGTTTATCGGAGTCGGTGGTTTCGCCACGCTGGACTGCGTTTTTACCTTCTTCATCTTTGCCGTAAAGGATATAGGAGGCCATTTGTTCTAGTTCGGAATTAGTGGGGTTGGTTTCCAAAGTGTCGAGAATTTCACGAACTGCATCTAAGCGATCGGTATCTCGTTCTATGGAATAGTCGAGTGAATACTTTTTTTTCATTATATTGCATCTCCGTAGGATACAACTTCCTTCATTTTAAAGTTTAGCATATTTTAGAGGATTTGTCAAGTGTTTGAGGAAGGATTTGCGGCGGTTGGTGGAATTTGGCCACGTCGGTACCGCCAGAGCGGCCAGCGGGGCGGGAACCCCGGAACTGGCCCGCCCAGGGCTGAAGGATTTAACCATTTTCTAACGGTTTTGTCATAATTTTGTCATAAAAACCTATTGACTGGCCGACCGGGCGGGTGTATAATGGTTCCATCCGGTGCGGGAAAGACGCCGGTCGCCCATAGGGCAATTTTAGAAGAAAAGAGGTCCCCTATTATGATGAACTTCGAACAGGCTCTCAATGTGATCCGGCAGGCCAAGACGAACGGATACAAGTACGCGTGCAAGGGACTGGATGAGAACGTCCTGGCGGCCGCCTTAATGCAGGGCGTTGCGTACCAGGAAAGCGTCCAGCGGGACTTTATCGGGGTCGCCGAAACGCGCAAGGTCAACGGCCCGGGCAAGCACGGCGCTAAGTCCCAGCTCGGCGTCCTGCTGATCCCCGCGGACGAGTTCGAGGCCATGCACTACGACGGCCGCGTACTCAAGACCTGGGGCTGGCAGGGGAACGGGTGCTTGCAGCTCCAGACCCTGCTCGGGGACAAGCGGAACTACGGCGCCAAGTACACGTCCTGGGAATGGATCCCGATCGAGGGCTACAATACGTACAAGGAACTGCCGCTCGACCCGAGCGAGTGCCAAGGCAAGCGGGCACGGACGTTTGAAAAGGTCTGCAGGGCAGCGATCCAGCACCAAATGGACGAGGACGAGGACGAGGCCAGGGCATACTGGATCGGGGCGCTCCTGAACAGCCGGGCGGACATTGTGGTCGTTGTCAAGGGCGGCCGCAAGCGGGTCATTGAGATCAAGGGCGTAAAGGGCAGGGACGTGGCGTTCGTCCCGTCGTCCGAGGACACGAACGACTGAACACAAGACCAGGCAGGGGCGCAAGCCCCTGCCGAACAGACCAGCAAACCAACGGACATTGAAGGAGGAAATCACCATGAAAAAGAACGCGAAAAAGCAGGTCTACATTGAGAACGGCACCACTTTTCTGACCTACAACGACTACATGAAAGCGTACCGCAAGCGCGACCGTGAGATGCACAACTGGAAAGTCCAGACGGGTCTGTTCTGCAAGGGCAAGCTCTGGAGACCGCGCAAGCAGTCCCGCAGGATCCAGCTCAACAAGGCCCAGACCTGGATCGACCGCCGCGACGCGGAACTGTTGGCCCAGTGGGAGCGTGAGCGTCGGCACTGGTCCTGGGAGCGGATCTAATAGAGAACGGCACCAACTGGGAGGGCGAAAGCCCTCCCAACAGAACAAAAGGAGGACATAACCATGAAAGTTAAGATGAACTATTCCACCGAAATCACCAAGTCTGTCACCACCAAGTATCGCTATACCATCGAGGTCCAGCACTGGGACACCATCACCTATCATCTGCACTACTACAACGAAATGGACTGCACCGTCTATCACACTGTCGAAGAGGCCAAAGCCGCTATCCACAAGACCGCTATGCTCTGGAACTGGAACGAGAGCAAGGTGTTCCTTAAGAAGTGGGAAAGCACCGAAACCGTGCTGCTGCACCACCGCTATAAGGTGAAGGCCTAAGGGCCTTCACCTTGCCGACACAACAGACCAACGAACAAAAGGAGGACATAATCATGAAGATCATCACCTGCGGCCCCATCGTTACCTATGTTATTAGCGGGAATCATATCGCGACCATCGTTTACAACTACAACGACGGCAAGCCCGCGGCGACCATCTACCTTGACGGCCAGAACGGCGGTACCGTCGAGGCCGAGAACGGACAGACCATGCGCTATGCAATGCGGATCGCCATTTTCCATGTCAAGGCGGACGCGTATTGGGACGAGATCAGCCGTTACGACGTCAGCGCCGAGGACTTTGCCGAATGGAAGGCCGCAAGTTGCGGCCTATGCTAAAAGAGGGCGCCAGCCCTCTTTTTTTACCACCGGTTAGCCGTGGCTAACCTCGGCTTCGCGCGCTGTTAAATTTTTGTTAAGTTTATGTTAACCTCGGCTTCGGCCGGCGCGCGAGTTAGGCACCGCTAACTGAATGTTAAGCAATGTTAATTAGAGTTGCCGGCACTTCTAATTTACACATATTTAATACTTGACTTTACACAAATACAATATAATTAGACTTGTATCTTAATATAAGTATGGTATACTTATGATAATGGAAGTATGTTAAAAGAAAGTTAAGCAAGTTAAAGACATGTTAAGAGGAGGTTAATTCTATGTTAACTACACGTAAACTTCGCGTTAAGTCTGCCGTCGGTCTGCGAGAGAAACGCCCGCACGTGACTCTTTATGGATTCTGGCAAAGCCATTATGCCTACTTTAATCCAGCGAAAAGCTGGGTTGTAGCAAGCTGGGAAAAAGATGAATTTATACCAGCTGGAGCTGGATGGTGGTATTGGAAAAGCTACACCACAAAAGCGAAAGCTGAAAAGGTAGCTGCTGAACGGCATGGCCGTGTATTCCACAAGACCCAATGTATAAAAAGGAAGCTGCTTGATTGGTAAACCAATCAAGCAATTTATGTTAATTAAACTCAACGTCAAGTGTAATTAACAAACACTTAACTTGACAACTTCTCAAGTTTTTGGTATAATATAGCCAGAAAGAAACGAAAGGAGACTTAACAATGAGGTACTTTATGGTAATGTGCCACAGAGGGCATTGCGGCATAGGCCACAGCACTGAAATCAAGTTCGCAATCGCAGCGAACAATCTACTTGAAGCGTGCGATAAAGCGCGCAGGATGCCGAGCGTCAAGCATACGCGGCTTGCCATTTATGGCAAAGAAATAACAGAACAAGAATATAATGAATATAGACAAATAAGCGCGTATGATCGTTTTAATCAGAATAAAGCCAGTTTTTACAAAAATAGGAAACGGGGCTAAATCCCGTTTCCTTCTGGTTTATTCTTATGTTAATTACAAAATACGTTTATTTTAATTTCCTAAAACTTAACCTGTTTCTGAAATTCCTTTATTTACACTCCCCAAAACTCAACCTATTTCATTTTCATTTAATGAAATAGCGCAGGAAAAATAAAGAATAAAATAAATCCTAAAAGTGCAATTATAAATTCAAATGCAAAAGAACAACTCACTTTAAAGGCGCGTTTAATATCCTCAAAAGTCAACCGGTAATACCACATCTTAACTTTATAAGACAAGCAATTACGAGTACGTTTCATTTTGAAATTCACTCCTTTTTTCTTTGTAATTATATTATACCACAATCCCGAAACCATGGCAAGTACAAAATTAAATTTATGTTATGACAATATTTAGACAGAATTTAATTTTAAAGTCAAATTTCATTTTAATTTTATGTTAATTACATCGAACGTAAATCCTATTTTACAATCCTTTAACTTGACATTTCATTTCCATTTTGTTATAATATATACAGAACAGAAAAGAAAGGGGATTTCCTAAAATGAAGATTTACATTATTGATTGCAACGGTTTCCAAGGCAGCGCGCGTTATTCCCGTTTTGACGAGGCACAGGCCGCGGCCGAATGGCGTACACATTGCACAGGAATGGAATGGAAAGTGCGGGAGTTGATACTCCCGTAATTTCATTTTAAATTTATGTTAATTAGATAAAACGTATAGTATAATTAACATAATTTCAAAATAAAACCGTATGTTAGACATACGGCGCGAAAATCTCTTCAAGTTCCCGAATTTGATATGGATAACACCAAACACCAATTTCCACATATCCAGAGATACCACTAAGTCGATAATTATAAGAATTAAAACCATGATCTTCCAGAATCTCAAACAGGCCATCAAGAGCAGAATTAAATTCAACGATATAGCACTTAACTTCCATTTCAAAATTACCTCGCTTTCCTAACTTTCAAGAATATTATAACATACAAATCCCAAAACGTCAAGTTAATTGATTGTTAATTACAATATACGTTATATCTATTTTACTTATTCTTAACTTGACATTTCATAAATGATATGATATACTATTTATAGAAAACAAGAAAGGAACGGTATCCCAAAATGAAGAAGATTATTGTTGCTATCGTGTTGTTTGTTCTCGCTTGCCTTTGCTTGACTGGTTGCCAGATTGGTAATCGTCAAATTGGTTTTGACACCAAACAGAGGTTTGACGAAGCAATCGTGTTCACTTCTGATTATGAAGTCGTCAGCGGCGATATTGATTCGTGGCGCGATTTTGATAAATCAGATGTTGTACAGGTTACCATTAATGGTGTCACATATCTTACTCATTACAGTAATGTAATCCTAATTAGACATGATTAACGCGGGAAACCGCGTTTTTCTTTACGCCAATGTTAATTACATATAACGTATGTTGTATTTTACAATTATTTAACTTGACTACATAACAGTTTCATGTTATACTATATATAACAAAAAGAAAGGGGATTCACCATTATGATGCCTATTTACGATGCTGATACTTTACGCAAGGTTTCCCACACTGCCCGTCTCGCTGAACGTGCTCGTATTCAAAAGGACTATGTTCCCCAAGCGCTTTGTAAAGTAAATGAAGTGAATTTCTCCGTAGCGAATAAAGGAAAAGACTGCTCAATTACTACTCTTAATTTACCTGCCATGGGACTTACAACAGAAGACACTCAAATGTATCTTCGGTTAGGGCTAGAAACTGAATTGAAAGGCCTGGGATTAAGAGTTGATATTGACGTAATAAACGCCGGTATGATAAGAATAACATGCAAATGGTAAATTGCGGGCAACCGCAATTTCATTTTAATTCTATGTTAATTAGAGTGTACGTAATTTCTATTTTACTTTCCTTTAACTTTCCGCAATTTCATTTCAACATGACTATCCCAAAACTTATGTTAATTTCATATTAAGTTTCCTAATTTCATATTGACATCTATCCTTTTATATATTATAATAAATATAGAAAAACGAAAGGGGAATAAACACAATGGCTAACATCTATTATCTGACTTATACTCGGACTACTGGTATCTTTGAGACCACTTTTGATGACTTTCATGAAGTTATGAATTTTCTTCATTCTGACAGTGATATAAAAGGTATTTACCTTTATACCATAAATGAAGGTTATCATATTCCTATTAAAATCAAAGGAATAATTGACTAAAGGCGGATTTAACATCCGCCTTTTAATTAAGTCAATGTTAATTACATCACACGTATCTTGTAATTTACAGAAACTCAACCTGTAAATGCTTACTTCTTAACATAGAATATAGTATAATAAGACATCAAACGAAGGGAGATGCCACAATGATTAATATTCGCACAATCCGCAAGCTTACCAATAATGATGGTCTTACTCTTAAAAAGGGTAAAATCATCACTTACAAGACTGGATGGCAAGTAGCAACAGAAGGAATAGAAACGCGCAACGCACGTGAAGCAATCAACGCGGTTAAAGCGTACAATGGCGATTGTGGCGTATGGTACAGCGAAGGAATTTACTACATTGATAAAAGCAAGCGCGTAAACACAAAGCGCGAAGCGCTTGCAATCGGCAGGGCTTGCAATCAAATTTCTATCCTGTCATGGCGTAACATGGGTTTAGCATATTGCTAAACCCATAAACTTTAAGGCATTATTAATTAGATATAACGTATACTCTAATTAACTATCTTTTAACTTGACTTCTATCAGATTTTTTGCTATAATAGACTTGTCGAAAGGGGAGATAAAGAATGAACGAGCCACCGCAGTAGTCAGCCGTTCCGTCATCATCATTAAATGTCCTGCAATAGTGTTTGAGGTGCTTGACAATGAATCCACCCTATTAGAGCAAGGGACAATGTGCAACGTGGCAGTTGTAGCATAATCCCACGTACATAAGTAAACTGACCCGCGGCAGAAGTGGCGCACTGACCGCGAACGAGCCAACCGCGCGGAGTAGCTAACCGCGCGGCTTTTATTATACTAATATTAATTAGATTCAACGTCTACTCTAATTTTCCAAAAATTAACTTGACTTATAACTGCCCCGGGTGTATAATTAAACCATCAAATGAAGGAGGGAAAACCCATGAATCTTCCGCTTTACACTATCTGGTATGACACTTTTGAGGGCAATCTGAATCGCGTTTACGCGGACACTACGGCCGCCGCGAATAAGATTGTTTGTGAACTCCACAAACAGCACTATACCGGCATTGAAGTTTGGTTGACGCACAGCATGACTGATGTAACACAGGACTTTAAGAGGTTGATGTAATCAACCTCTTTTCTTATGTTGATTCAATGTTAATTAGAACATACGTGACTTCTAATTTACACACATTTTACACTAAAAAGGGTTGACAACTAAATAGGTTTCATGGTATAATTAGGTATCAAATAAAGGAGGACAACACAATGTTCGTAGTCATTACTGTTTATGAGGAACTCGGAACCGGCAACCTGATCGTCAAGCGTGAAACCACTGATAATGGCCGCGCCGCAAAAGAAGCCTTCTCCATCTATATCATGGATCCCGATTGCGCATCGTGCGCCGTATTGGATACCACGGAAAACAACAAGTACGTCCTGCGCTATGACCAAGACCGTTTCGAATAATAGGGCAACCGCCCTATTATTTTTAACCTTATGTTAATTAGAATACACGGATACTCTAATATACATAAATTTTACATTCAAAATCTATTGACAAATCAAAATTATATGGTATAATAAAATAAAAAACGACGAATTGAGAGGAGAACAAACAATGAATAAGGCAATGTCTTTCCGTGATTTTGAAGGTGCTCTCGCCGCTTTTGATGCTTTCTTTGGTTGGACTTTCAACATCCCTGCGATTGAAAAGATGGAAGTTAACAATTTCTTCCAAATTAACATTCACTGCGATAATGGCAAGTTCTACCAATTCACGCCCGACACTGGTGAAATCACTGAAAACGATAAAAATTGGCGCCACTAAGGTGCCAATTTTTATGTAAATCCTATGTTAATTAGAATGTACGTACAGTCTAATTTACAAACATTTAACTTGCCAATAGCCCGATTTTATGCTATAATAGTCTATGGTGGAATATAGGGAAAAGAGGTGAATGTTATGTTTGAGTTAAGGAAGTGTTTACTTTGAGTAAAGCTACTATTAAATTCATGTTAATCGCCGGATGTGTTCCGGTTGTTAAGGTTGTGTTAAATTGCGACGCAGCCTTATTCAGATGCGCTCTAATTAACATAGATTTAACATAAAGCTGGAAGCTGCTTAACACAAACTTAACTTGACAAGAAGCTGCGAAGCTGCTATAATATATGTAGAAAACGAAGGGAGCTACTAACTATGAAGGTAAGCTACAAAGAATTCGCAAAGTTCATGGGCTACAAAAAGCCTCACCGCCTTATGCGGCTAAATTGCAATTTCTATCTTGAATCTATGCCATGCGACTGCACTCGCGCACGTGCAATAATTAAATGGCCCGTGTATCTACTTTATTTTATCCCAGCACATATAATTGCCTTTTTTGCTTATGCTTGGGATGAGGGTATAAAAAACTTCACATTTGAAGGCCGCACGGTTGTCAATATGGTAATACCAAGAAAATGGGAATAATTCCCATTATCCTTATGTTAACTACAATGCACGTACAATGTAGTTAACAAACACTTAACTTGACTTCTGATTGCTTTTCGTGTATACTATATACAGAAAAACGAAAGGGGAAAACACAGAATGAAAAAGATATGGTTCGATATGGACGGCACGATCGCAGACCTTTACGGCGTAGAAAATTGGCTCCCGATGCTGATTGACAGCGACCCGACCCCCTACGAAATCGCCCGCCCGCTTGTGAATCTTTCCCGCCTTGCGCGTTATCTGAATCGCCTGCAAAAAATGGGTTTTGAAATCGGCGTTATTTCGTGGCTTTCAAAAACCAGCACGCCGGAATATGACGCGCTTGTATCAGGCGCGAAAATGTTTTGGCTTGGGCGCCACTTGCCGAGTGTTAAATGGGATGAAATTAAAATCGTCCCCTATGGTACTAACAAGTGGGAAACATGCGGCGGCGGTTTTCTGTTTGATGATGAAGCGCGAAACCGTGAAGCATGGAAAAGCGGCGCGGCCTATGAACCCGAACAGATTTTTGAGATTCTGGCAGAATTTGTTAAGTCGGCGTAAGGCCGACTTTTTCTTAAATTCTATGTTAATTAGATTGCACGTTCATTCAAATTAACAAAAAATTTACTTGACTTTTTATAGAAATTGTGTTATAATAATTATAGAAAGTGAGGAAAGAAGAATGGAATTATTTATGTCGTTAATTTTTCTTGCGCTCCTTATAGTATTCTTTGTATGTGTAATAATTAATTTAAGTAAGGACTTTTGGGATTAACAAACTCTTAACTTGACTTCTCCAGCCGACTCTGCTATACTATATCCAGAAGGTGAAGGAAAACACCACAAACCAGAAAGGACTAACGCCCATGAGTAAAGCATCTCTTGAAACCGAAATCCGTAATCGCGTCCTCCAAACCATCATTGACGCCGTGAATCCCATCAGCGACATTCTCCCGATCAGCGCAAGCGAACTTGCCCTTCCCGTTGTGGACAGCGAAGGCAACGAAAAGTTTGCGGTTATCAAGGTAAGCATCCCGCGCGGTGAGCGCAACGGCGAGGGCGGTTACACCCCCTTTGACGGTTACGCCGCCGCGGAAGATTGGAAACTCGTGCTTGCCGACCGCGCAGATAAAGCGGCGAAGCGCAAGGAAAAGGCAGAGCGCGCCGAAAAGGAAAAAGAGCGCAAGCGTGCCGCGCGCAAGGTTGTGAAAGACCTTAACACGGTGGGCTTTAAGGCTCTTGTGTCCCAGCCTGCGGAGGGTGAGTAATCACCCTTCTTTTTTAATTCTATGTTAAATAGAACGCACGTGCAGTCTATTTAACTAATAATTAACTTGACTTCCGCGCGCAAATCGTATATACTATATACAGAAAGGGGCGGTAATAATGACTAAAAAAGATTCTTTGACTGAACGTAAATCATGGAAAATTCTTGCTCGCGCACGTCATCAATGGCATACTAATTGGAGAGCAAATAATTTTTCTGCTGATGGTAATATTCGTAGACGCATGAGAGAAAAAGCATTTACAATGCTTTACAAAAATTTAACTTGACTTCTTCTCTCCAATATGGTATAATAATCCCAGAAAGCGAGGGAAACGAAATGGAAAAGAAAAATCAAAATCGCGAAACTTGGGTTGGCTATCGCCCTTCCGTGATGCCCACGAAGAAGAAGAACAAGAAGCACGAACGCAAAGAGGGCAAGCAGATTTGCCGCAACGCTATAAAGGGAGATAAGGATTAATGGAAATTTACATCGTTACTGTCTTTGATTATCGCAAGCATGAGACTATTCTTGTAGGTGCCTATTCTACCTTTGCCAATGCTCATATTGCTATGGATGGAGCAATGGCAGCAGACTATGGACAAAATGAATATACTGATTGGGAGAGCGATTTCGCAGGCGGCCAGTGGCATTATTTCTATGAAGGATATACCGCGCAGATTGAGCGGACTATTTTGAATGATTAACACGGATTTAACAATCCGTGTAATTTCATTTTAATTTCAAGTTAATTATATAGCACGTACATTCTATTTTACATACCTTTAACCCTCCCGATACTTGACATTTCATTTCATTTCTGCTATACTATATACAGTTGAGGGCGAGGGAAACACTTCCCAAAACCCGAGACAACTTCACGAAATCTTAACTTGACAAGGTTGGGAAATCGTGGTATAATGAGGATGTTGAAGGGAACGGAAGGACACCACAAGTTAGTCATCGTGCTAACACCATTGCGGTAGGTGTGGGAACTAAAAACGAACCTTATAGCGAACCTTCTCCCTTTAACAAACTCTTAACTTGACATTATAGCCAATTGGTGCTATAATAAATACATCAAAGGGAAGGAAAACCCACCAAACCAGAAAGGAAACAAACCACTATGAAGAAGAACACTCTGACCGCTCTGTATAACTACTTCGTGAACTCTGACGACACCGTTGACCTGTCCACCGTGGTTGAGGACATCCGCGCCGAGTATGAGCGCACGGTTGCCAAGTCTGCGGCGAAGGCTAACGCCTACGATGCCGCGAAGCCCATCGTGTTCGGCGTGATGACCGAGCCGATGACGGTCAAGGAGATTTTCGCCAAGTGCGAGAACGACCTGCCTGATGGCTTCACCGCGCACAAGATTCAGTATGCTCTGCTGAACTACTGGCGCGACGAGGTTGTCAAGATTGACAACGGCAAGTCCGCCTTCACCTACATGGTGAAGTAAGACAAACCGCCCTTCGGGGCGGTTTTCTTTTATTGTGATAATGTTAATTTCAATGTACGTGCTATCTATTTAGCATAAACTTAACTTGACTTCCTCCCAAATCCATGCTATAATAAATACATCAAATGAAAGGGGAATAAACCACTATGTTGAATCCTATCAATGAAATGCGTCGCCTGTCCTCTCGTTCCTATGATGACCTTCTTCGCGTTGCTACTGCTAATTATGGCTTTTGCCCCAGTGGAGCGCGTGTTTCCAAGGTTGAACTTATCACCTATATCGTAACTGTCACCGCAATCCGTGACCAGTACGCCGATATGATTGCGCATCAGAAAGAGGCAACGACTAACCACACCCGCTACCGCATTACCGAAACAGATGGGTCAGAGCACTATCTTCTGCTTACTGATGAACAAGCGCGGTTCATTAAATGGAATATCGATCACTGTATTGATTATGGCAGAGATGATGTTGATATTCTTGAAGATATTGACTGGGAAACTCCATAAGGAGTTTCCCTTTTATTATACTCATGTTAATTTGAAAGTACGTTCACTCTATTTTACATACACTTAACATAAAGTCCTATTGACAAAAATCCCACCCCGTGATATAATAATTACATCAGGTGAAGGGAAACACCGAAAAACCAGAAAGGAACTTAAATCCTATGGCTAAGAAACTGCATTACATGGTCACCGATACCGAAACCGCTACTCTGCCTTTTGCTAATGAAATCGCCGGCGACGACCCCGAACGCAAGAAGCGGATAGCCATTGCCAAACCCCTTGTTTATGACATTGGTTGGACTATCACCGACCGCAAGGGCGTTATTTATGACCGCAAGCAGTTTTTGGTCGCCGAAACTTTCAGCGTCCCCGCTGTATTCAATACCGCATATTATGCGGAAAAGCGCCCGATTTACCTTGAAATGCTTGCCAAGGGTGAAACGCAGGTTTTGCCGTGGGATAATATCATGGATATTTATATGGCCGACCTTGCGAAGGTTGACGCCGTGGGCGCTTTCAATTCCATGTTTGACTTCAAAAAGGCCATTCCCTTTACCGAATTGTATATTCGGAAACTGTATAGCCCTAACTACTACGAGTGGGAAGAGGTCCAGCGCCACGCCGCCGCAATCATTGCCGAAGGTAAAGCAAAGAATAACAATAACCCCGACTTTGAAGCCGATGTTTTCCGCTTCCGTGGCAATGAGTATGTGCTGTTTGACCTTTGGGGGCTTGCCACTACTCACCTTTTGAATAATCCCACCTATAAGAATGAGTGTATCAATCATGGAATGTTTACCAATTCAGGAACCTTCTTTAAGACTTCCGCAGAATCTTCTTATCAGTATCTCCGTGATAAGTATGATTTTGTAGAATCCCATACCGCCCTTGACGATGCTATCATTGAAACTTACATTCTTTCCAAGGTAGCACAGCGCCACGCCGTGACCCCAGGCATTAAGTTTTTCCCCTTCCGCGATTTGGGCGGCACCGATGAATTTTGTATGCGGCGAAAGGTTCCTAACCTTAATGAATGTTACGCCGTATATGACGCCATTGCAAATTATGTTGATGCAAAAATTGAAGAAACTTGCGGCGACGTTTCCAATTATTGCAAAGGGCTTATGAACCGTCTGAACCGCCTCGCCGCATATATTGGGATTGACCCCGAATATTAAGACCCGAAAGGGTCTTTTTATTTATTAAACGAATGTTAAATAGATTGTACGTACTTTCTATATTACACAATCTTTACACAGAAAACTATTGACAATCAGCGGATTTTCTGCTATACTATTATTGTTGAGAGGGCAGGAAACAGGGGATAGCCCACTCACCACACTGGCGCCGTGTGAGAACTCCCCGCAACTTACGACCGCCTGTTCCCATTAAGCGCGCAGCCGCAGGTGTAGTTAAGAGAAACGAAAAGGAATAACTCTTAACAAACTCTTAACTTGACATTAGGCACAAAACGTGCTATAATGAATACACAACAGAGGAAGGAAAACCTCACAAACCAGAAAGGGAAACACTATGAAGAACACTCTGACCCGCGTTGACGCTCTGAACTTCGCTATCGACTGCATCCAGTCCGCTCCCGCTTACAGCGAATCCCGCGGTGACGGCGAGATCGTGGAAGTCCTCACCAAGATTCGCGACCAGATCGCGAAGCCGCGCAAGTCCAGCGACGAAGCCAAGGCCAAGGCCAAGGCGAAGCGCGCGGATGCTCGCGCTACCCTGATGGCGCAGGTTCTCCCCATTCTGCGGGATACTATCACCACGGACATGACGGCGAAGGAAATCTTCACCGCCGCGGCTGACCGCCTGCCGCAGGACTTCACCGCCGCAAAGGTGCAGTACATCCTTCTCAATGAGATGAAGGACGAGGTCGTTAAGACCGAAGCCAAGGGCAAGGCGAACACTTATCGGCTTGCCGAGTAAAGAAAAGGGCGCAAGCCCTTTTCTTTTTAAGCATATGTTAATTACATTGTACGTGCCTCCTATTTTACACACAATTAACTTGACAGCTTACTCATAATATGCTATACTGTATACATCAAATGAAGGGAGAAAGTCATATGTACCAGCTTTTTGTTTCTACTCCTTGCGATTGCGGTGTGTATATCGGCACAAAAGACACATCAATGGGCTTTACTGCAACAGAAGAAGAGGCTAAAAAATGGTGTGAAAATTTTAATAATATCCACTATAAAAATAGTTGGAGTGACCATGCTTTTTATAGAAAAGTAGAGACAATGGAAGTAATCATTAATTAACGAGGTTAAATCCTCGTTAATTCCATCGCACGTGCACTCTAATTTACGCACAATTAACTTTCCAACTACTTGACAAAATACGAAAATTCTGATATACTATTATTGTTGAGAGGGCAAGAGCACAACCGATGCGAAGGCCGCCCTCCTGCCGAGTAACAAAAACTTAACTTGACAAGCCCAATCGGTTGTGCTATAATCTAATTAAGAAGTGAAGGAAAACACTTAAAACCAGAAAGGGTAAACACTATGAAGATTTCCAAGGCTATCGTTGATTCCAACATCCGCACCGCTATCTTCTCCGCTCTGAACGTCGCCAACATTGAAGGCTTCCACAAGATCAACGACCGCCAGTATGGTTGCATCGTTGAAGACGTCAACGGCGACCGCCGCTATGCCCGCGTGGGCGTCATCGTTGCCGAGCAGCGCGAGGACATGACCGCCGACGAACTCATGGCCTCCGAGATTGCCGACTACGAGGACAAGCAGACCAAGAAGGCCGAGCGTGCCGCCGCCCGCGCCGAGAAGGCCGCAAAGGACAAGGCCAAGCGCGAAAAGGCGAAGGCCGAAAAAGAAAAGGAAGGGGAGTAATCCCCTTTTTTAATTTCATGTTAATTATAATGCACGTTCATTATAGTTTACACACTATTAACTTGACAAATAATTAACCCCGTGATATACTATATATAGAAAAAAACGAAAGGGGATTTCACAGTATGGCTATCTACGTCGTCTTTTCCGATTACTTCAACAGCGGTGTGTTCGGCACCTATTCCACTGTCAAGCGGGCGCGCATTGCGTTTGAGCATTTCCTCGCAGAAGATGAAAATATCGTTGCGTTTGAAGATACTGGCGACTACGGCTATCTCTTCACGACCCGCAAGGGCGAACAGTTCGGCGCGGAAATTGACTTTGATGTTCTTGATGCCGAGTTTATTGAAGGACTTTGTAAGGAGGATTGAGAAATTATGAAGTGCCCGAATTGTGGTGGTAATATCTCTATCTATTTTATGGATAGTGATGAATGTGATGGCGAATATCGTAACTATTTTGAAGGTAGTTGCGATAAGTGCGGGAAAGCCTATGAATGGGCGGATGTTTATGAATTTACTTATACGACTCCGCCGCACGAAATTGATGAAAACGACCATCTCTGATGGTCGTTAATTTTTTATTAACTACAATGCACGTACAATCTAATTAACATATCTATAAAAAATTAAGCGCTTTCGCGCTTAATCCCAGTTACCACGCTCAATTACTTCTTGCGTGAAGGCGTAATCAATAAGGCAGGCTTTGCCATTACGGATTCCCCAGTTATAAGAATGAATATCCTTATCAAATTTGAATACCCATTCATATTCATCTTTTGTAAGGAAAAGTTGAATATCTCCACCATTATGACATCCGCCTACTTTATCAATACGCGGCATAATTATGAACGATAATCCTTGATATTCAATAGGCGTAGCTTCTGCAAGCAAATATTCATAACCAGCCTGTTTAGCTTCCTGATAAGCGCGGTATTCATCATCACAACCGCCGATGTCCTCAACACAATCATTATCATAATCCCATTTGATAACGTAATCAGATGTAATGAGAGCGATTCGCGCCGAGCCACGACATACCGAAACATGGCGTTTCTTATCATGGTTATACTTCTCTACCTGATATTCTACCTCGTCCACATCCCACATATATCCATCAATATAAGGAAAGATAGACCGCAGAAAGTTCATGGCGCGCACGCGATAATCAGATTTCATATTAGTTAGCCCCTTTCATTTTCTAATATAATTATACAGTTTACCAGCTATTTTGTCAAGTTAAAAATATGTAAAATACATAGTACGTGCAATCTAATTAACATACTATTTACTTGACAACCTATGCAATTTTTGATATACTATATCCAGAAAGGGGCGATACAGCATGAATTGGAATTGGGAACTTGATACTATGCGCGATTGGATTAAAAAGCAACCCGCGTCCCCGCGCATCAAACGCGCACGACTTCATTTATTTGACCTCTATCGTTATCAAGAGGATTATGAAAAAATTCATCAACTGATTCAAGATTTAATGAATCCTTAACTTGACAAATCAATCACTCTATGGTATAATAAATACATCAAGTGAAGGGAAACACTTACAAAACCAGAAAGGAAAATAATATGAAAGCAGCTATTATCATCCTACTCATTCTCGGCATTTTTGACTGGACTATCAACGACATAAAACGCCCTTGGATTCGCCTGCTATTTAATTTCGCCGCACTGATTTGCTTTCTCGTCTATTCTCACTGATAACAAACTTTTAACTTGACAAACCACAGATTCCATGCTATAATAAGTACATAAGAGAAGGAAAACTCTTCCAAACCAGAAAGGGAAATAACATGACTAAGATGGAGATTCGCACCAACGTTAAGGACACCGCCGCCCAGTGGATTACCGAGAGCATCGGCAATGCTATTCAGATTGACGACTATACCTACGTCGTTCCCATGGATAAGGCCGACAATGGTAATACCATTTACGCCAAGATTGAGATTTCCTGCCCCAACTGGTACGCCACCGCCAAGACCGAAGCTTTCAACCTTGAAACCAAGGTTGCCGCATATAACGCCGAGCTTGCCGAGCGTGCGGAGAAGGCCGCGGAGAAGGCACGCAAGGCCGCCGAGAAGGAAGCCAAGCGCAAGGAGAAGGAAGGGGAGTAATCCCCTTCTTTTTTAATATTGTGTAAATTATATTGCACGTACAACCTAATTAACAAAAAATTAAAGCGGTTATTTAACCGCTTCCCATTCATCATCATCCTCATTATACTTAAACAACCCAACCCCATCAGGAAGAGACATTCCTACATATTCATCTATGAAGTCAAGCGCCTTATCAGAAGGTCTTTCAACAATATACATATACGGCGCTTCATCATATGCCTTTTCAAAGGCATCCAGATAAGCGTTAACCTCATCCTTTTCCGGCGCGAGCATCAGACCCATAAAGGCATCAAAGAATTGTACCTTATCAAAAATCTCATGCACGCAAGTAAGCGCATCCGCCTCATACTCGCAGCAATCCTTTTCGGTGTAGAAGTCCTCACCATCAAACGCACGATAAATAATAATCTTCTTCATACTGGTTTCTCCCTTCATTTGATACATTTATTATATCCTAAAACTCTTATATTGTCAAGTTAAAACATCGTAAACTACAATGCACGTACATTCTAATTAACACAAACTTTAAAAAAAGAAGGCTTACGCCTTCTTTTCCTTTGCCTTGGCTACCTTGGCCGCCTTTTCCGCAGCCTTGGCAGCCTTGTTTTCATCCTTGATGCGCTTCTCGGCCTCCCACGCGGCGGCTACCTCGTAGGGGTCGAACGCAGGCGATACCTTGGTGGGCTTGTACGCCTTGGACTTGACGGTGACTTCCGTCCAGACTTCCTGGCCGTCAACGGTCTGGAGGATGGCGAAAGACGCGTCCGCGAACTTGACAGCCTCGTTCTCCTGAAGGACGGGCATCAGGGCGGCAATGGTCATCTGACGGGCGGTGGACTTGATCTCATTAGCATTCATAGACATATCGTTTCCCTTTCTGGTTTTTGAGCCTTTTCCTTGGCTTCTGTGAATATTATAGCAGAGATTCAGCGGATTGTCAAGTTAAGATTCTGTGAACTTTCTTGCTTACCCGTCCTTACCTCCCTGCCCTTGGAACAATTATAGTATAGCAGAAATCCCAGAAAAAGTCAAGTTAAACGTATGTTAATTACATCGCACG